GCGTAGCCAGTAGCCCCATCTAGGTAGGTATCTTTGGCGTAAGCAAATCGTAATGTCTCAAGTTCGTTACCTAAATCAATTCTATATAGCCCAGCATAACCATTAATAGAACCAGTTACCCACGCAAACCTATCTCTAAATGCAAAATCTAACCCAGTATTGGCTGCTTCAATAATTAATGGACCATAAGATAGGTCTCCATTAGTATCTGATATCGTAGCAACACGGACACCTTTGTTAGTACCAATTAATAGATACCCTAAATAAGATTCAATTTTATGAGCATACTCACCACTAGGTAGTTGCGCTGCAACTATACCTGAAGTAAGAGTTGGCATAACACCAGCAGTATTTAAAGTAAACTTATAGATAGCACCATTAGTACCAGCGTAGCCAGCAGCATAAATAGCAGAGCCACCTTCAGATATGGATGTCCACTCCCAAGAAGAGTTAGGATGGGTGTATATAGCAGTAGGTAAGTTATGGGTAGTACCTTTTGCATTAGTTAACTCATAGATAGATGCATCAATGCCAGCAACTAATCGTTGTTTAACCCAACTAAGAACTACCCTAGTTTTATCACCTTGAAAATCATAATACTTTGTATAGCCAGCAGTAGGTGTAGCAATAGGACCTGTATAAAGATGGTCATTGTCTGCTATAAATAGATGAATACCATCAGTTGCAATATCTTTAATTGAAGTATCTAATGGTGACGGGCTAATACTAGTTACGTCTGTATAAGCAACAGCAGTACCAGCAGATGTGTAGTTATTAATAGTTGTACTTGCTGGAATCCAGCCAAGCAGTTTATCTGTAGAACCATCTACAATAGATAAAGATTTATATACACCGCTAGTTACACCGCTAAGGTTGGCTGTTTCTTTAAGTAAGGTAACCTCACCTTTAACCCAAACATCTACATTGTTACTATCTGTAAACCTATGTGCGACTATCTCACCAGCAGATGGGTCATAGAATCTAATACCAGTACCATTATGAAAAGATGATTGACTTCTTAGCCACCAGCCTGTAAGTGATTGCTCACCTGGCTCTTGGTTATTATCAAATTGTTCTTTACGATACGGAGCAGTCTGTCTAATATATGGGCGTGCATCACCAATAGCGTATAAGAATGGTTGCCCACCTAAGGCTACATCGTATGACTCACCTGAGTTTTGCCATGTTGAAGATGAGGATAGGATACCAATATCAACAGCAATAGCACGTTCAGCACGACCTTCGGTAATATCACGACCAGCCACGTTACTCCTTAGGTTTTAGTTTTTCTGCTTCTTCTTTTAATTTCATTGCTTGTTCTTGCATTGCAGCCATGTTCCAATACAGCGCATAGTAATCAATATCTAAACTAAATCTTTTCATATGCTTTACTAACGCACCTGTATGGGCGTGTACTGGTATACCAGCAGCCCTAACCTTGCGAAAGAAAACAATATCTTCACCAACAAACTGGTCGCCTAATCCCTCTTGCTCAGCAAACATAGACTGGCCAGGATACTTAGCACGCAGTTTTGGCACAATAGATTTGTGCATTAGCACAAACCCCATACCAGCAGAGTCAACCTCTAGTAATTTATCTTTAGGTAGTGGATGTATATACTGGATTTCATACTCAGATATATTCTTAAAGATACAAGGGAATGGCCTCATTACTGAGGACTCATTCTCCTTTGAAATAAAGTAAACACCACTAACTATTGGACGTAGATGTTTATCTGCTGCATCCCATACTTTTTTAAGTACATCTGTAGTTAGATATATGTCTGAATCTACCCACAGTATCCAGTCTGTCTTAACATCGTCAGCCCATTTATCAAGGGCTATCTGTCTTTGTCTGCCAATCTGGTTACCTTGTACTCGCATAGCATTGTTAATATGCATGCCCGCTTGTGGGGCTGTGAGTATTACGTAGGCTAAACCTTCGGCAAACTTGCCATCTACCATACCATTATCACACCAAGCAATGGTAACTGTTTCGTTTGGTCTTATCATTACGTCCCCTTATTTATATTCTTTTTTAGTCCAAAACATTGACTTATATCGGTCAAAGAATTTAGTTTGTAATTTTTGTGTAATATTATTTTGTTCTATTAGTTCTTCTTTAGAACCAATTTTCATCTGCCAATCTTCACGTTTAAAAGGAATTACCTGTGCTATGGGGGTTCCCTTTGGAATCAATCCCTCAAAGTTAGGGTCATTGATAACCATAGGAAAGTTAACTGAGGCTGTATAGGTATCTGTATCTACAATTCCTGGAAGAATAGTAAAGACTGATTCTCTATGCATAGGTTGAGTAAATAAAACCGAGTATCCTTTAGGTGTCTTAATAGCCCAAGGGTTCATCCATTTAGGATAAGCGTGTGGCTTGCGGTCTGGATGTTCAGGTGCTTGTTCAATAGGATGAAACTCTATTAATCCTAAAGCAGACCACTCAAAATATTGACCACTTTCTTTAATGCTTACATATACATCAGCAGGTGAAGTAATGATATAACCAGCAGTAATAGCATCGAATACTGGAATACAACGTTTAATTGTTGCATCAATCTTTCCATTTCCAACAGGTTTTTTATTACCGCCAATATATGATTCCATATTTTTATACCAATCTGGTACAAATTTAGAAGCAGGTTGTGGCTGCTCTATATCTATACCAGATGTATTGGTAAATGTTACTTTCATATTGTCCCCTTAATTATTTTACTCTACTTCTTTACTCGCCATAATTTCTTCATCTGTCATTTTAGGAGGTTGTTCAAATAAAGTTCCATCCCAACCAAGACCAATAACTGCTGGATTTTCTAGAGTAAACTCTACACAAGTTAATCCAGTTATTTGTTCAGCAATCTCTTTAGATTCTGCTACTATTGTATTAACTACAATATTATTTTCTATAATTGCAAGGTTCATATTATCCTTTCTTATTGTGGTAATTTAAGTACATAGATTACACCTGGTCCACCATTGCCACCACTTGCGTGTCCACCACCGCTAGCGTTAGCGCCTGAACCACCACCACCACCGCCATAACCATTAGCATTACCGCCATTGTTTTGCGAAATAGGGCTATCGCTTACCCACCTTCCTCCAGCACCACCAGTGCCAATTCCTGAACCACCACCATTTCCACCATTTGAACCGCCTGGTCTAGCACCGCCTCCGCCTCCGCCCGTAGTACCAGTAACAACAAATGCATAAGCAGATGTAGTTCCTGCAGTACCGTTACCACCATTACCGCTGTTTTGCGCCGCAGCACCACCGTTACCATTGCCTACGTTTGCAGATGTTACAACATTTGAAAATGTGGAATTACCACCAGCATTTGGATTGCCACCACCGCCTGGACCGTTAGAGTTTCCTGCAGCACCTACAGTATAATTAACTGTACCGCTTAAAGTAAGTAAATCAGCAGCAATTCCACCACTCTTACCTCCACGACCTGCAGTACCAGAAAAACCTCCACCACTAAATTCACTACTTTGCCCACCTTCTCCACCACCAACTGCTACAACATATGCTTTTCCAGTATGTGTATATGATGCACTACTAGTAAGAATGTCCACTACAGCAGCGGCATATGCTACTGCATTTGCAACTCTTTGTATATCAATAGATATACTAGTACCAGTATTTATGTTGTAATAAAATGAAGTAGCACCATTTGGTAAGTTAACACTTATTGTGCCAGAGACTGTTGTTGCTGATAATATTTCTGTTGAACCAGACCAAAATGCAACTGTAGTATTAGTAGTGCTTGTGCAACTAATAGTATATATGCCAGGTTTTAGTGCTTGTGGACCTTTATATAAATTAGAACTATTTGCAGCAACTACATTATATTTGAGGTTATTAACAGAGGTATCCTCTGCTGCTGGTGTTGGAAATACTGAAATTGTCATTACGCTATCTCCACTCCGCTAATGTGAAAGTCTACTGTTGTTGCAGACGCTAGACCTTTAATAGTATCTGCAGCCTCAAGTACTTGTTTAAGGTCAATATATGCTGTTGAGTTAGCAGCAATTGTTGAATCTTTTTGTAATTCAACATCATCCAATAATAAAGTAAATGTCGCTCCAGAGGTTGCAGTATTAGTAACAGTAATGTTACTTACTACTGTTGTAGTTGTACTAGGAACTGTGTATAAAGTTACACTTGATGTTGATGCTGCCCCCCTAAAGAGGACCTTAGTTGTTGTTGCCATTTTTTACTCCCTTTCTTAGAGTGCGCCCATTAAGAGCAGTGTTAATTCGTCTTGAATACTTCCAGCACCTGTAAGTACAATATCTGTTAGTCCAGTAATAGTTGTTACTGTGGTTCCAGATGTAACTATTGTTGTTCCTAATGTAGGAGCGGAATAAACTGATACTGTTCCCCAAGAAGAAGTGGTTCCATCAGTAGTTAAATACTTACCTGATTGACCAGCCTGACTCGGAACTACATAAACTGAAGTTGTATCAAGGGATACAGTTACCGCACCAGATGTTCCTCCACCCGACAAACCAGTACCTGCAGTTACTTCAGTGATGTCTCCAGGGTTTGGAGCAGACCAAGCAAGTCCTGAGGTTGTTGCTGAGTCAACAGATAAAACATATCCAGCAGTTGAAGCCACTGGTAAAATTACATAAGTATCATTTGCGCTACCTACAAACAAATCACCTTTTGCATTTATGTCAGTTTTATTAACTGCATTAGCAGCGTTAGATTGTTGGGCATAATACTTAGCAGAAAACTCCACGCCATCTACTGTACCGTCAGTTTTAATTGCCCAATTTTCAGCAAGAGTTGCAGATGATGCAGCACTAGTTGCACTAGTTGCTGCAGATGTAGCAGATGTAGCAGCCGATGTAGCAGAAGTGGCGGCAGCAGAAGCAGAGGTAGCCGAACTAGTAGCGCTAGTTGCAGCAGCACTTGCTGATGTAGCAGAAGATGTAGCAGAGTTTGCAGCCGATGTGGCTGAGGTGGCTGCTGCAGTAGCAGAGTTTGCAGCACTAGTAGCGGAAGTGGCAATTGTGGCTACTGAGTTAGCAGCAGTAGTTGCACTTGCATCAGCAGAAGTAGCACTGGTAGCAGCAGCAGTTGCTGAGGCAGCAGCAGATGTTGCTGAGGTTGCTGCAGCAGTTTGGCTTGTAGAAGCGCTAGAGGCGCTTGTAGAGGCTGCTGTGGCGCTATTAGAAGCAGAGGTAGCACTAGTTACTGCAGCGGTTGCGCTGGCTGCTGCACTAGTAGCGGAGGTAGCAGCGGCTGTAGCACTGGCTGCGGCTGAGGTAGCCGAAGTAGATGCTGCTGTTGCTGAACCTAGAATGCTATCTACATAATCCTTTGGAGTAGCAGATGTTGCTGACATACCCGCACTAGATAGACCAGTAATGGTTGGGCTACCTGAGATAGTAGGGCTAGTTAAAGTCTTGTTAGTTAAAGTCTGAGTAGCATCTACAATTACAACAGTACCAGTTGTATTAGGTAAAGTAATTGTATTGTCTTGAGTAGGGTCTGTTACTGTAAGTGTAGTTTCAAAATTATCTGCAGTAGCACCTTCAAATATAATAGAGGTAAACTCTGCCCCAGCACCAGAAGTAATTGTTGGGTTAGTAATTGTAGGAGATGTTAAAGTTTTATTTGTAAGGGTTTGTGCCTTAAGGGTACCTACTACATCACCTTCACCTGAAGCAATTCCGTGTAGGTCGTGGGTAGCAGTTCCATCATTATATGCAGCCGTTGCTTCAATGTGTAGGTTGGCTTCACGATAGTCACGGCCAATAGCCATGTGCCTAACTACTGCACCAGCAGAGTGAATCTGTCCAGTACCACCAACCTCAATACCACGGACTATGGTTAGGGTATTAGTTGATACTCCGCTGACATCTACAATTTCTTCAAGGGCTGTATCTGGGTCAATTACTACTGTGAATCTTTCGGCTCCAGTTACTGTTGCACCACCTAGTAGTGATGTACCAGAACCAACAACCATAGTAGTAGCACCAGCCGTAATGGCTGATGTTAATGTAGTTTGCTGTGAGCGGGATGAGTATTTACGTGTTGTCATTTATGTTCCTATCGGCTGTAGTGAACTCTGGCTGGATACTGTTGTTGTTGTGCTTTTGTTTCCTCTGCCAAACGTTGTGTGTATAGTGCAAAGAGTTGTCTTGTTGAATTTCCAGATGAACCAAATGGACGCTTTGAGTCTGTCTCATCTGCTTGTGGGCTAACCATTGCAGAACGGGCTGGGTCAAGATATGTAAGTAATCTGTATGCTGCACCAATAATTACTACATCACGAACTGATTCAGGTAGTCCAGTAACAGTTGTAAATACATCTGAGTTAGTAGATAGTGCTGTTGGTTCAGTTGCATATACAACCTTTACAGTTCTACCTGGGGTAATAATGTCACCAATAGTTACTGTCTGAGTTGTTGCACCCCAAGTGTTAATCTCTGGCAACGCATCAAAGTCAAATCTCTTAACACGAATCCATTCTTTAGATGGGCCAATACTTTCCCAGTGCATTGTTAAGATGTTTCTAATATTTTTATTTTCTAATTCATATGTAGTAATTGCTGCATTGTATGTAAAAGTTGCTTGTTTAACTGCAAAAATAGATGCGCCTAAGGCACGGATAGTATCGTTGATAGCCTTCTTAACTACATAACGTGGGAAGGTTGGGCTAATAACTACCCTAGTTCCAGCAGCAGCAGTGGCTGCGGTAGTACCTAGATACCCACGACCATACGGGGATATGGTTGCCGTATTAGCAATACGGTCAAATGAATCAACCCATAATAATTCTTCGCCAATTTCAACAGTACCTTTACCAAGGTCAGTGCTTGCAAGTTGTAGAATTGTAGGGCTAGCAATGGTAGATGTGGTAGTGGCTAATGCTGCAGTAAGATGTGTAGATTTATCTTGCTGTAGCGTATAGCCAGCAAGGTTGATAAGAACCTCATCAGTCATATCTTGTAGGGTTGACATTATAATTTACCTTATCTGTACTTAGATGTTTTTTTGGCTATTGATTTAGGTTGTTTAACAAATTGTTTGCCCCGTTTATTACCAGCAGCCTTAGCCTTATTAGTTGCAGCCTTCTCGGCAGAACTTAATGCAGCCCATGCTTTCTCAGGTAGATATCTTTTCTTGCCCTTAGATGGTTTACCGTCAGAAGTTTTCCACTTCTGTGCAGTCCAATCCTTTAAAGACTTCTGAGATTTAGCAAGTGCCATTACTTGTATCCTCCGCCAGCCTTCTTGTATTGCACAGCAAGTAGTTGTGCCTTACGTGCTGACCATTCCCCAGGGTCTCCACCCTTTGAGCCAGCCTTAATCTTTTTAAACAATGATGCTCTCATACCAGGTTTGGTGTAGTTACCAGCGGCATTAACTTTAGACTTAGCCTTTTTCGCTGCCATTACTTCTTACTCTTATTTCTTTTAGAGATTGCTGCTGCCTTAGCCTTAGCATCTGCCTTTGAACTAGCACCCCATGCTTGTAGTGATAAAAGTAATCTTGTTGGTGAGCCATCAGGCTTACGTTCAGGTCCTGGCATCCCACCCATACGGGCCAAGAATGAGGCTCTACGGGGGTTGTCGCCGCTTTTCACGGGCGCCTTGAGTGTTCCACCCTTGTAGGATGCTCTGCCCTTAGCGTTGAGTCCACCCTTAGGATTCTTACCTTCTTTTCTTTGCCATGCTGCTGTCTTTGCCATGCTCCCCATACCTTCCAAGAATAGACCTAATGGTTCCATTTTTATTTATACGAACCACTAGGCCATCTTTAATTTGAACTGGATTAAAACCATCATGGCGCTTATAACTGCCAGATGATGCCATTATTTTTTCTTACCCTTAACCTTTAATAGGTTTGGATTTTTTTTCTTAGCAGACTTACTTGCTTTCCTTGCACCCGCAGCCAAGATAGCGCCAGCACCTGCCATAGATATTCCTTGCTTCTTTGCAATCTGCTTCTGGGCTGTTTTGAAGCCCATTCCCTTTTTGGCTTTCATTATCTACCTCTACGTCCAGGTGGTGAAATTTTAGTTTCAGGTATAAACAGTCCTGGATATTTGTCTTCAATTGCTTTCTTAGCAGCAGCCTCAGCAGCAGCAATACCCGAAGGTGTAATTGATTTTTGATACGCATCAATTGCTGCCTTGCCTCTTAGCACACTTGGCTTTGGCTTAGGTGTTTGCTTTGGCTTTGGCTTGGGTGTTCGTTTTGGCATTACCATGTTACTTCTTCTTACCCATTTTCTTCATTGCAGTTTTCTTCATAACCATTTTCTTTGCTGACTTCTTGGCTGCTTTCTTAGCCATAGCCTTGCCCTTCATTGTGTAAGGGAACTTCTCTCCATTTACCATTGGCATATTATGCTCCTAGTTCGTTGATTGTTTTAGCGGTTTTTTTATCTATGTGTCTAGCATTTGGGTCCTTCTCAGCGTTGTAAGCCCTACCCAAATTCTCTGATGCTTTCTGTGCTGCTACTATCTTAGCCATAGTAGTTCCTGCTGGCTGGATACCCTGCTTGCGAGCATCTCTATATGCTTGCAGTTCGCCCTCCCACTTACGTAATGGCATAGATGCTCTACCATTAGCATCACCTGTACTTAATTCTAGTGTGCTTATCTTGCATCCAAAGCAATCTTCTACAAATTCTGGATGTGTTCTTAATTGATGTAGACTCATTGTGCTATAAAATTCTCTTCCGTTACCCCAACATTGGCTGCTATTAATCTAGCCTTTGTAGCATCGTCAACTATGTGACGGCTTCCACCAAGATAAACCTCTTGGTAATTCTGCAAGTCTTCATCTACTAAGTAGCGTACCTGCTTGTATATCCCGTTATCTCGGATAATAGTTATCCCACGATTTAATTTATAAAAGTAAAATAGGCGGTGTCCACCCGCTGGACCTTCTCTAACTATTGGTGTATCAAAAATATATGTAGTCATTTCAGTCCTTTATTAAGAGAGGGGCAGGGCGTAAGCCCCACCCCCCATTGCTACTAAAGAGCAGCGATTGATGAACCTGATTCGATTCGGTATAAAGCCTCTTCACGGTAGCGTGCAAAGCCAAGTACGCCGTACCAACCCATTGGGCGGTGACGCATTAACTTGTCAACTACTGGTCCGATGACTACATGTGGCTCTTCAGCAACGGCTTGAGCCATTGCTTGTTGGCCTGCAATAATTGTGCGGAATACACGAGTTACAGGAGTTACGGTTACTACAGTTGTAGCAGTAACAGCAGCGGTATGAGCAACACTTACAGTGATTGTTGTTGTATCGCCAGATGTGGCAATAGAACTAATCTTTGCAGTAGTTGCAATACCTGTTCCTGAAATCTTGTCTCCAACCTCAGCACGTGCAGCGATAACTGAAGAAGAAGCAACACCAAAGGTAAACCCTGCTGATGTTCCTGCTACTGTTACTGCTGTTGTTGCTAATGTTGCTTGGTCAGCACCATCCTTGGCTGAGTAAAGACGTGGTGATTCAATATAGAATGCACCTTCGTAGTTACCAATTTCTCCAGCCCAGATGCGGTCCTGTGAAGAACCGTATTGGTTAGGAAGTAGCCAGCCTTGGCCAGATGATGACTCTGCACGTAGGTCATGGGATACCTCTGGGTGGATACCAGCCCAGTATAGTGAACCCTTGCGTGCTACAGCCTTAGCAGAACGTAACTTAGCGACAGCCCTACGGATGTCTGCTGAGTCAATTGTTGCTGCTGCTGTAACTGTTACTGTTGAGGTCGCTGTTGAACCTGAGAAAATCTTGTTATCTCCGCCACGCAATGTTTCCATTGCTACTGCGTCGATAGAATCTGCTAGGTTGTAAGCAATAATGTTAGCGATTGCTGGGTCTACATCAGCAAGGCTGAAGAGTTCCAACGCACGTGTTACCAACACTGAGTTACCGTACTCGTTAAGAGTAATAGAAACTGTTGTTGGTGTTGATAGTGCTACTGCATCTGGGTCAGTTGTCTCAGATAGAGTAGATGTCTTTTGTGCCAAGTCAACGTACTTCTGTAGAACTACGGTTGAACCTGGGATTGATTGACGGGCAGGTGTTTTATCTGCGACTGAACGAATTAGTGGTTCAGAACGGAGAGCGAACTCCAATAAGCGGTCATACGCTTGCTGGACAAGACCTGCACCACCTGATGTTCCACCAAGAGTGGCGGAGCCTATACCTGTGTATGCATTAGGCATTGTGTTGTCACCTCCAAGTGACTAGAAACTATGATTTGTTTTATTGATTTGCTTGGAGGATAGCAAGAATTTCTTCTGCTGATTCGGCATTAGAGATTTTTGTTTGTAAATCCTCCGTGCGTTCAGGGGTTAACGCATTCTGAGTGACAATATCTTGCTGCCGTAAGGCTGCTCGATTACTCTCTTGCTCAGGATTTTTAGACTCTTCAACTTTTAATCCAAACAAATCAGCATTATCATCGAGCCAGTTATTCACTGTCTCTTCGTTAATATCTTCTAAGTCTTTCATAATAAGCCTTGCAGCCTTAGCGTTTACGCCCTTCTTTTCCAGGACTTCTTTAATAGTACGCTCACGCTGCACCTTGGATAATCCCTCAAGTTGCTCAGTGAGTTCCTTGATACGCTTCTCATCAGAGCGCTTGGCTTTACGTAACTTTTTAAGTAAGTCACTGCCATCACCCACATTTGTGTCGGTATCTAGGTCGTCTTCTTCTTCTTCATCCCAGTAGTTGTTGCTCATAGCAACCACCCACCCTTCTATTCGTTGATTAGTCGCAAGCCTCAAGTCAATTCGGGGAAATTGGTTGGCTCTTGCTACCAGACTTATACACCTCACGGGGCTGGTAGGTCCGTGTAGGGAATCTATTTAGAACTGACCTGCTGAGGAACCTCTACGCAAGTATGTAGTTGACAGTCCTGCTGCACCTACACCTGATGAACCACTAAAGGATGCTTTTTCTATTCCTATTAATTTTTCTTTTTTACGTTTAGCCTCTGCAGAACCTTTAAACTGTTCTTGCTCTGCTTCTGTTTGTCCATAAGTAATACCAGTTTCATCATATATAGAACTAAGTTTGGTAGCAGTAGGGAGTTCTGTTGCAATAGTTTCATAACCTTCTCTTGCCTTTGCAAGGTTTACTCCATATGTTTGTAAGTCTTCTAGTCTTGCTAAGCCAGTTTCTTTCATACCAAACTGTTTTGCAGTAGCACCAATTTCTGCAACTGTAGTTTTTCTTTCTAACTCTGATAACATTTCTGTTGGCTTTAAGAAGTAAGCAACAATATCTGTATCAGTAATAGATGGATAAAGATTTCTAAGGGTCGTTAAAACTGCTGGGTCAGCGTTCTTTACTCTTTTAGTTGCAGCATCTATACGTCTAGTTGCTTCGGTTATAGATACAGCATTACCAATTAATGTACTAAATTGACTTCTAGAAGATAGATTTCCAACACCATACATTTTAAATATTTCTGAGTAATCATTCTCTTGTCTTAAATATTCTGCTTCAGATAAAGCATTCATACCAGAAGCAACTCTTGCTGTATTACCAGCAAACCTAGCCTTATATGTAGGTAGTTCTCTCATATCTAACTTAAGTTGTTCTGGTCCCATCTTAGCATTAGTTAAACCAGCCTCAATAAATGTACTAAGTTCTGCAATCTCCGCTGCTGTAAATCCATAAGTTGTTAAAGTAGATTTAATAACAGCAAAAGCATCTCTTTTACTTGCTAAATCTTTTTCATCTTGAGCCTTTTTATCTGCTGCTTCTTTTGCTGCAGCAGAGGCTGCTGCTATTTCTTCTGGAGTTGGACCTGTTGCTACTTGAGTTCTAGGTCCACCAGTAGTTGGGTCAATGTTTGCACCCGCACCAGTTGGAGCAAAGTATGCATCAGCCTGTGCTTGGTATCTAGCAGATGATGCAGCCATTGCTTTAGATAAACCTTGTTTTGTTAATCTTTCCATGTACGCACCAGGATTTGGTGTGTATTCTGGAGTATATATACCTGTAAGTGGGTCGTATGCCATTAGCCTACCTTACCAAATGTTGTAAGAAGTGAATTTACAAACTGCGCAGCACTTTCATTTGCTGTAGAACTATACTTCCAGTTAGGATTTTTTCTAACCAATGTAGTAAAATCTTCTGGACCTAATAGTTTTTCTCCAGAAATTGCTGTTTGAATATCTGGGTCAAAAACATTTATTTCCCTTGCACTCATATCTAGTTCTCTTGCTTTAATAGCAGAAAAGTCTGCAATAAAATCTCCAACAGATATACCAGCATCTATATATGGAGCAAGGGCTTTATACTTTAACTTAGAGGCTTGGGTTAAAGAACGCTTTTGCTCATCAATAGAACCACCTGGTCTGTTAATCTCTTCAACCTTTGATAGTAAGGATTCATTACTTAAACGAATACCAGTTTTATATGAATGCCCTAGAAGTTCGGTATAGTAATTACCAATTTCTCCACCAGCCTCTTGAAGTTTTGTTGGTTCAACATCTTTAATACCAGTGCTTTTAGCCTTAGCGCTACCTCTAGTAATAAGTTTAATACGCATTTCAAGTCTATCTAAATCTGTTAATTGAGCAAAACTTCTACTAGTTGATGTTGTTTGCCCAAATGCATTAGTTGTACTAAAGCCAGTGCTAACACGTTTTGATTCTTCTGCTGATAAATCAAGCCAGTATTGATTAGCCAATTTATCTAATTCATTAACCAATGTTGGGTCTCCAACATAGTCTTGAACTGTTCTATAAAATTCTCTTAACGCATCTGCCTTAGTAGTTAACTGGCTAACTCTTGAACTTGTTGAAGTTGGGTCTGGTAATGGACTTCTAGTATTAACAAAGGTTTGAAAAGAATACAATGCACCCGCTGGGTCATAATTAGGGTTTGTTTGTTTTTGATTAGCAATTGTTACAGCAGATTTAAAGTTATCAACG